CCTGCTCTTTACGAAGGGCGTCGAGCTCGGAGATCGCCCGGGCGTTGTCCGCCCAGGTCAGGTCGTCTCGGACTGTGTTTTCTTCGAGCTCAGCTTCTCTACGGGAGTATGGGTCGAGGTCGGCGAGGAGAGTAATGGGAAGGGTTCCGGGGGGGAAGGACTCTCCTCCGCAAGAGACTCCGACGGAGATGGCAGAGAGGGAAGTGATTGCGCGCGTGCGACGTTCGCCTGCGATGAGAGTATAAACCTCCCCGTCGAAGTGTACGACAGGGGGGTGAAAGAGTCCCTTGGACATGATGGACTCGGCGAGTTCTTGGAGTTTCTTTTCATCGAATGTACGCCGCTGGCGATTGTGGGGAATAACAAGGGAGGAAAGGGGGATCGTTTTCATGGACGCTCTCCGTAGGTGATTTCAAGCAGAAGGGTGAGTTCGTGGATGGCCTTGCGGATGTCCTCAGAGCCGTTCTTACTGCGATGCCGGCAAATGCGCTTGACGATGGAACCTTCAAGGAAGGAAAGACCGTTCGCCTCGGAGAAGAGGGCGGGCTGGATGGAGAGGGACTTGTAATGGCCACCACCGATCTGGGATTCGAAGGCGGAGGGGGTAGTTACCGGGGCGGACTCAGTGTTGAAGTCCTGAGCGAGGCGGGCTCTGGTAGCCGCGTCGAGGGGGATGGACATAGGGGGAAAACTCCGTAGGTAAAAAAAGGGGAGAAGGCCGAAACCCTCTCCCCGCAAAGACCGCAAGCAGGGTACGCAAGAACCCTACGCGGAGGAGACAACGGAAAAACTACAGTGGGAGAACGGAAAAACTACAGTGGGAGAACGGCCTTTACTTCGGCGTTGATGGTGACGCCATCGCGCTTGTCGATGGAGTGGCTGACCTTGACCTTGGCGACTTGGCCGACGAGCATGCCAGGAGCCCAGGGCTTACCGGCTTGGTTCTGGCCAACAGCGTCACGGAGGCGGCCAAGGCCGACGTTCTTGCCCTTGCCGAAGTCGAGGCCACCGGACTCGGTGGTGTCAAGCCAGATGGTCTGGCGGACGGACGGTTCGGCCATGCCAGTTTCTTGGCGAGCGGTCTCGTCATCGACAGTCCAGGTGACGTCGAGAACAGCGCGGCCGTCGGTCAAGACGCGGGGCTTGATGGCCTTGATAGCGGCGGTCATCTCGCCTTCAGGGCAGGGGGTGTAGGAGGTGGCGGAGGCGGACTCGGTTTCGGTGTTGAGGAAGGTGTCAGGATTGAAAGCAGACATTTGAGGCTCCTTGGTTGGTTGAGGGTAGAACTGCGGCACTTGACAAATCGGTGTGCCGCAAACCGAATGGGTACTTTACATATGGACGGTCAGTTTGTCAAGCTTTTTTTTCGGCCTCGGGCTGGTGTTTCTTCCAGGAGGTCAAGATGGCCTTGAAGGACGGGTCGAGGTTGTCCGCGATGGGAAGGTTCCGGGCTTTGAGGTCGACGTTGGAGGCGGCTGTGCTCCACACGAACTTGTCGACGTTGCGCTTGGCTTGGATCACGTCGGAGAAGAAACGGGGGAGCTTGGGGGCGAGTTTCCGGCCGAGGGTGGAGGCCATCAGGCTGGTGCCGCCGGTGACCTCGTCGACCTCGCGCTCGAGATGGGCGAGGAGAACGAAGTGGCACTTGGTGTCGACACACAGTTTTACGATAAGCCGCTCGAGATTGTCGATGGCCACGCCCCAGTCGGCCATGGACTTCACCGGCTTACTTCCGGTAACGAGGTTCATAGCCATGAGGGAGAGGCCTGTGAGGGAGTCGACGACGAGGACTTTGTCTGGCCCCCAGCTGTCGACGGAGCCGAAGGATTCGCCTGTGCGGTCGCACTTGAAGTTGGAGAGGGAAGTCAGCACGTCGATGAACTCGGTGTAGTTGCGTTTGTTAATGTCGGGAAGCTTGGTCAGGGCTTCGAAGGACATGGTGTTGATCTTCTGCGCCGAGGCGATCATGTCGGAGAAGTCAGGGGCGGAAGGCGCGACGTAGTGCCAGTGGAGCTTCTCAGGCGGCAGATCGGCGAGAACTTCCATGCCAGGTTCCGTGAACAGTACGAAGACCTCGAGGCCTTGCTCGACGAGCGTGCGGATGGAGTGGGTCTTGCCTGTGCCCGTGGTACCGCAGAGCATCACGTTGAAGCCGGGGGCGGAGGAGGAAGGGGTGGTCATAAGAATTCCTTGGTTGGTTGGTGGAGACAGAGGATGTGGGCTTCCCTTGCGAGGAGCTCACGGGAACAGCTGGGGAGGTGTTCTTCCCCGTAGCCGGAAAGGAAGAGGCCGTCTCCGTGCTGGACACAGCGGCGGCTTTCGATAACCCAGTTGTGGGGGGTGACGGGCGAGTACTGGAAGTGGTGGTCGTAGACGGCGCGCCCCCAGATCTCCCCGCATACGGGGCAGAAAAAGGCTGTGTTCGGCCAGTAGGCGGAAACCCGCTTGTCCGGAGTGGGGGCGTAGCCGCAGCAATACGTCTCGCGGGAGCCGACAAGGGCGTTCCCTTCGAAGTAATGGACTGTAGCATTGCCGTCTACGGACATGGGTTAGGCTCCTTTAGCGAGAGGGTTCCAGACGCGCGGCTCGTAATTCATCGCGATCCAAGAGTCAGGATTGGGACTCTCACAAAGCTGGGAGAAGCCACACCCGCCGTAGCTGTTACAAGCGTGCTTGTCGAGGGCGAGGGGGAAGAAGCCTTGCTCCCAGTACGCGATCATGAGCCGGACGGTATGCTCGGTGGAGGCGAGCCAGCGGTCAATCTGCCAGTCGGGGCGGTAGGTAATGGCCTGGGCATGTCCATAGCCGTTTTTGAGGATTGACAGGCCACGTATGATCGCGCCTGCAACAGGGTAGCCGAAGTCACGGGCAGCCCAGCAATAGCCAGTAAACTGAGCATCAAGAGTCCAGTTTCGCATCCACTGGCTTCCGAGCTGAGAAGCTGTCTTGTCATCCTCGACGAAAAGGACTCCATCCCGTTCGGCCAGCATGTCGAAGCGGCCTCCGTACAGGAGGGGGTCGCCCGTGACTGGGTGCTTGACATTAGGCAGGGGGATGGCGAAGGTAAATTCCACTGCAGACTTGCCGTTAGCCAGACGGAATGGCTTGACGATGTCGGAGGAGAGGGGGTATTGCTCGAAGTACTCAACAATGGCTCCCATAAGGCGTTCATAACTCTTTGCTCCAGAAAAATCCTCAGGAGCTTCGTACTCTCCCCAGAACTTGGTTGCGGTATCGAGGGCGATGGTGAGGGCGGTCTCCTCGTCGATGTCGTCGTCGTAGAAGGCCTTGCGCCCGGCTTCCAGCCCGGCGGCATAGGCACCTCCGAAATGGAGGTGGATATTACCGCCCTTGCGGGCGATAGATTGCAAGCTTCCGTATTTCCAGTCGGTCGGGCACTTTTTGAAGGAGGAGACGGCGGAATTGTCGAGGAGAGAGGGGAAGGTCAAGGGGGAGCTCATAGTCCGATACCTCCGAGGAGGGTTGAAAGGTCGACAGGGGCGGCCTTGGCGGAGGCAGCGGCCTTGGCTTTGGTTTTCGGGGCGGAGGCGGCAACGGCTCCGAGCCGGTTGGCGCGATAGGCAGCGATGATCTTGCGGTACTCGGCTGCGGGGAACTCCTCGCCAGCAAGGACGCGCTTGCGGAGGTCGTTAAGCTCTTCGGCGGTTGCGAGCTTCGGGGGGAGGGCGGGGGCTTCTTCAGACATTTGGATTCTCCGGGCTGTTAATTGAATGTTTATCATCCCCATCTTTTCCCAGCTTGTCAAGGTACTCCCGCAGTAGGATGGTGATAAGTTCGGAGCGGGCGCCATATTTCAGGTTTCCGCGGATAGGGTCGAGGTGGAGGAGATCGGCTTTCGCCGCCAGGTCGACAGGAACCCGGACTTTCCACTCGACAGTGGGGATGAGAAGAGCTGGGCGGCCGAGCTTAGCCATGGAAGTCTCCTTGCGTCGGGTGGTTGAGTTCATCGCGGAGGTCGAAGAGCGACATGGAGGCGTTCGGGCCGAGGAGCATGATCGGGGCAGTCGCGAAACCGAGGGTGATTTTGTATCGGGTCTGGACGAAGAGCGGGAAGCCGTCCTCGTCGAGTAGGGGGAGGAGCTGCTCCCAGAGGCCCTCGTTTTCAGAGTAGGTCTTGGCGGTGAAGTGGGGCGGGGTGAGGTGCTGGATGTATTCCTCGGGCGCGTTGGTGGAGGCGGTGGCGATGGGCGTGCCGTCCCAGGCGAGTTCTCCCCCAAGGGAGTCCGGACGGGAAGCGACAAGCATGATGGCAGGCCGCTTGGTCAAGGTGTAAAGCCCGAGGATGATATCGCAGAGGTAAGAGCGGCCGTACATTGTCAGGGGGATGTTGCGGGCTAAGGTTTTCATGATTCTCCTTTCGGGGAGAGTGGAACTACGGGTGGGAACGGGGAGAGGTGGTCTCCGAGGGAAAAGCGCAGGTAGGAGTGCGGAAAGAACTGAACCCAGGTACCGTCAGGGTACTGGATCGGGTAAGTTCCGGGAGATGGCCACGGCCAGAGAGGGATCCGGTGAAAGATCTCTCCCTCGGGGGTGATGTAGATAAGGCAGCCGACGGACATGATTACTGGCGGGAGAGAAGGGATTCGACTTCGGCCAGGAGGGTTTCCTTGTCGAGGGAGAAGAGGCGGACGATAAGCATGGCGAAGAGGGTGTGATCTTCCGCAAGGCGTGGAGCGATCTGGGCGAGCTGGAAGCAACGGGCGAGGTGGAGGGGAAGGGCTGTGCGGACATGGCGGCGGAGCTCCTCGGGGGAGGAGTTATCTACGGAGGTATCGGCCAGGGCATCAAGCTCGGGGATGGAGTAGGGATGGGTGGAGGCCAGGTCGAGCTTGTCGATTTCGGCCAGGGCGGTATTGACGCTCACCCACAGGGCGGTGTAGGCCGTACCGCGCTCGACGCGTGGGAGGGTCTTGATGAGGGAGGAAGAGTACTCGACGGCTTCGGTAAGGGTGGCGCGCTTGGAGAAGAGGCCGCAGGGGCGGATTTTGTCAGTCATGATTAGCTCCGTGAAAAGCGTGAGAGGATGCGTTCGGCCAGCTTGAGTTCTTTTTTCGCACGCTTGTTAAGTTCGTCAAGAACTCCATCGCGCCACTGGGTTAGCGGTGCAGACTGGATCATACGGGCGGGAAGAACCTGATCCCGCTCAGCCGCGAAGGCCTCGAGCTTGGTCGTATCCTCCTGAAGGCGTTGGAGGAAGAGTGCCAGGTTGAAGAGGTGGTCGGTTTCCATCTGGGAAATGGTCTCCCGCTTGCCATCACGGGAAGTCCAGACGAGGTCTTTAGTTTTCATGGGGAAGGCTCCTTAATCGCAGATAAGTTCGTAACGGGGGGTGGTGGAGGTGTAAGTGTGCGTATCGACTCCGACTTGGACTTTACGACACTTGACGGAAGGGTTTTCCTCAGGCGAGAAGGGTTCGGCCTCGAGGACGAGGGAGAGCCTGGCGCGCTGCTCGCCCTTGGTCAGGCTCGCGCGGAACGTCCGGACGCCCGAGTCGCTATCGTCCGAGGTGAAGGTGGAGAGATCGCAGATGTTGGCGAACTTGTCGAGGTAACGGGCGGAATCCCTCATGTCAAGGAACTTGACCTTGTAGGTCAGGACGAGAGTGTCGTCGCAGTACCAGTGGCGGTGCAGGTCGCCAGCGGGGAGATTGCGGAGTTTGCGAAGTTCGGAGGAGAACAAACGGCGGAGGAAGATGATGGCGTTGATCTCAACCTTGCGCGTATTGATGTAACGCTGGGCAGATGGCTTGGGCATGTTAGGCTCCTTGGATGATGAGGGTGTTGGCGAGGATGAAGGCGACGTCGTGCAGGTTCCCGCCGAGACGGAGGGTTTGCTGCCGAGTTGCGTAGTAGCCTTGGCGCTTGACCTTAAGCGCGAGCTTGACGCGGAGGAGGTAGGGGAGGGAAGGCATAGGGCTTAGCTCCGATGGTGGGTTTGTTGGCAGGAGAAAAGGGTTTTGCTTGTGATGGTGAGGGAGGAACAGGAAAGGGAGGGAAGGGGGAGAGGCGGGAGGAGATTCCCGGTGAAGAAATAGACAACCTTGGCATGCTGCTCGTGCTTGTGCAGGCGGGCGAGGTACTCAACCTTGGTGAGGATCTTGGTCATAGGGAGAGCTCCAACTGTTTCGGGTGGAAGAGGGATTCGAGGTCGTCGAAGGGGCTGGTTCGGCAGCTGGCACAGCCGGGGACGAAGGTGGGTTCGAGGTCGAGATAGGTGATAGGGAGGGATTCCGGCTCGACGATACCATAGCCTTCAGTCCGGAGCCAGGTGGCCGAGGCTGTTCCATTTTCAAGGAGGAAGAACTCTGCCTTTACATATTCCACCTTGCTCCCGCAGCAGGTACATTCCTGCTCTTGGATTTGGAGTTGGCGACCGATGGCTTTCCAGGTGACATAGCCGGTCTTGCGCAAGGAGAAGGACTTGGGAAGAGGAAGGGGAGGAGGAAGGGCTTTCTTGGCCGCTGGCTTTTTAGGGCCTTTAGGTGGGAGAGTCCCGAAGGAGGAAAGGATGGAGGCGAGGAGGTCGGGGGAGCCGGCCGCGTGGGTCTCGGGGATGTTGGAAGCTGGGTTTAGCATTTGAAGCTCCTGTGAGTGGAAAAGCTGGGAAAAACTTGTTACATGATTATTATCGCATATTGGTGGGAGTGTGTCAATAGATGGGGACGGTTATTTAAATATTAATGTCCCCAGCATCTACGACACAACTTCATCGCCTTACGGACGAGGGAAAGTCGCCCTACGGGCGAGAAAAAGGGGAGCCCCTTGTGGAGACTCCCCTATAACGGTGGCAGGGGCACTCACTCCCCTGTTCCGTTTGACTTCCCTTAGAAGGAAAGGATACCGGCGTCGCCAGCCTTGGCCAGGGCTTCTGCAGCCTTGGCAGCGCGGAGCTCGGCGATCTTTGCTTTTACAGCTGGATGGGCGCGAACGGCCTTGCGCTGTTCGTCCGTGGCGGCTTCGAGGGCGGCCGCGACTTCCACCACGTCCTTGCCTTGCAACATGGCCAGCGCGGTTGCGAGTTCCCCCGAACCCTTCTTGCTTTCCCCCGAGCCGGTACGGGCAGAACCCCAGAGGCCATTATTCAGGTTCTCGATAACCTTTTCGGCAGCGGCAATACCAAAGGCGAAGTCGCCACCGGCGCTTGCGTAGCTATCGCCAATTTTCTGCAGTGCGCCGTGAATCATCAGCTCTTGCTGCATCTCGTCGGAGAGAGTGGACAGGTCAAGGGCGACGACAGTGTCGTTACCGAACTTGAAGGAGACGGTCGTGCCTTCGGAGGTCTTG